TAAGAATTATGATGAAATGATAGTAATTGATATTTAAAAACTTTGATTTTCGTGTATATAGTAATATTTATATATACGAATGAATACAGATGCAGAAATAAAATTAAAAGACTTACAAAGTAAGTTAGAACAAGTTGAAACTGTTATGCCATTGCCATTCAGTCAACAGATGAGAGAAAGTTTTCCGTTATATAAGATATTTGGTGAACAAGGAGATTATTATCCGAGAGAAAAAAGTTTACTAATAAAATGGTTAAAATTATCCGCTGACATTGAAACGATTTTAAAAAGCATAAAACAACTCAATAATGATTCAGTAATTAGTGATTTATATAAAAATTATGCTGATATAAAGTCTAGAATTGAATTGGCATCTGGTACATCTATAACATTGGCAAATGTAACTTCTGCAAAACCAACAGGTTTTATTCATCAGGACATCAAAAAGTTCTATGAATCATTTAATAATAGTGGTTATGCTAGCAGAGATAAGAAAAAAGAAAATACTGCAGATGTAGTGTTGTTATATAATTGTAGTATTTCTGAAGTACAAACTGCTTTAAAAGACAGAAAAGTATCTGGTTTAGAAGATAGTTTGTGTGAAATAACTGGTACTGGAAAGAAATTTGCAATGGTTTCTTTAAAAGCTGGTGGTGATAGTTATCGTACAGGAAGAGTCACTGCAATGATGACAGCAATATTTCCAGATAAAAAAATTTTTTCAGGTACACCTTCACAGAGAGAACCTACAGCAGAACCTACAGAACCTACAGAAAAAGAAAAATACGATCAATTTTTACAGTCAAAACAACCCGAAAAAAAACCAGTTGAAAAAGATCCACGCAGTGTATTTCCGGGTGGCGCATCTGTTTTTCAACAAAATGAAAGTATAAATCCAATATTTGAAGAAATTTATATTGGTAAAACACTATTAACTGAAATTGAATTTATATCATCATTAAAGTCTTCTCTTAGTAGAATATCATCAAAAATAGGAGATTTATCCGCCGAATTAACAAAAGGATGGACCGATTTCATACAAAAAGTTAAAAACACTGTTGTAAAGATTTTTGGTAATATTGAACAAAAATGTCAAGAAGACATGAATTATGCTAGAAATCAATATTCTGCTATGTTTAATAGCTGGGATGCTATTGAAAAAGAAATTGGTGTTTTATCTGAAGCAAGAGAAGCGGATGAAGTATTGGTAAAGATGACGGAATCATTAAAGAAGAATGTTGCAATTTTGATTAAACAAATCAATAGAATTCAACCAGATTCATTATTTAGTGCCATAAATGAAAAAGTAAGATTGATTGATAATAAGAATTTGTTCATGGTACAACTTACTGGAACTACACCAGAAGATGTAAAACAAGTTAAGAATGCTTCTATAAAAGTCTATAACGATTATTTTAATGCATCTACTAAAGGTGATGTTCCGTTAAATAAAGGTGCTTTTAGACCAATGAACATTTTCAATTCTAACATTGCAGCTATTGCATTTTATCAAAAGTTCATTGAACGATTTATGAATGTTGGCAATGAAGCTCAAATTAAAAAAGACTTTATTCAATTTGCAAGCCAAATATCTGCTGAAGCAATTTTCGGAAACAACGACAGTCTTCCACTTGTAATATTTAATGGTAAGACAATTAACAGAATGGGAACCAAGAATGAATTTTCGAGTGGTAAAAAGTTAATTGATGCAAATGAAAATAAGAATTTTAGATTAAGTAAGTTTGAAGTTAGTAAAAATAAGGCCGGAACATATTTCGTTGTATATTTATATATTATCTTTGATATACGAGAAGAAGAAGAAAATGGAAAAGTAGAAGTAAAACCATTTTATTCGGCAATTGAATTAAGAAATGAAAGAGGAAGTAAGTTTTCTTTCAAGACGGAAATTCACCGTTCCAATTTAAGTGAAGAAGATGTATTTTAATTATGAACCTAAAACAAATATTTTTAGAAGCATTAGAAAAGTCAAGTACCGACAATTCAATTGAAAACGGTATATTTGATATTTCTAAACAAGAACATATTGAAATACTTAGAGGACATTTATTGGAATCAAATATAGATTCTAAAACTGTAAATCAATATCTAAATAAAATGCTTGAAGGTAGATATCCTGACAGACAAGCATACAATTCAAACGGTATTCTCGTTACATTTCCAACTCCTGAATATAAACAAAAGGCTATTGAACGTGGTTCTCACTTTGAACAAAATCCTAGAAAAGGACAAGCTAATGTATTCTCTGGAGATGAACAACCAACACAACAAAGCGGACAGCCAACACAACAAAGCGGACAACAAATTGAATTTGAACCAACAGAGCCCCAACAAATTCAACAAACTCAACAACAAGAACCACAAACACCAAAGAGTGACGATAGAACTTCTGACGAAAAAGAACAAGATGCAGTAGCAATTGAAAAGGCATTGACTAATGAATATACACTTGAAGAAGCTTTAAGATTCGGATTTTATAACAAGAAAAATAAATGGTACGATAGTTCTGGCGATTTTATTGGTAATTTGTGGAATGTTAATGGTAAACAACTAATATTAAATAAATGAAAAATAAACAATTATTGTGTACATTTACCACTTCCAAAGAATATGATGCTGTCATTTTAGAAATAAAAAATTTCTACAATGTTATCAGTGGTAAAATATTTTTACTGTGTAATGTCAACAATCCAAAAGAATTGTATGCTACATACAATGTTGACTTAACCGATGGAAATTCAATGAAATTCCGAAATACCATCAGCGTTCATAGAAAAAAAGAAACCAACACTCTTTACACTCTGAATGCGATGAACAAATTGATCGCTGAAGAAAACAACGGTGTTTTGGATAAAACATTCCAATTGGACTGGAATCTCTACAGAAATTCAATTATTTTAACAAGTGAAGTGTCTGTCCGAATCGTGTCCGTGAAAATTTTTGATATAATAAGTTGAAAATGTTTGGTGGGTAGTATATATTAATGACAACTTAATTGGTTGTCGTTAAATAATTCGTGTGAGTTATTTAATTAACTAATTAAACAATTAACTAATTAAAATAATTATGGCATTAGACATATCAAAGCTGAAGAGCCGTCTGAGCTCTCTAACAAACCAAGGCAACAAAACCAATTTAATTTGGAAACCAAAGCCTGGTAAACAAGTGGTTCGTATCGTTCCATACAAGTATCAAAATGACAATCCTTTTATTGAGTTGAAGTTTCACTATAACATCAATAACAAGACTTATCTATCTCCTGATAGTTTTAATCGTCCAGATCCAATCGTTGAATGGTCAAATCGTATGAAGAAGACCGGAAACAAGGAAGATTGGCTATTGGGACGTAAGTTTGAACCAAAGATGCGTACATATGCTCCAATCCTTGTTCGTGGTGAAGAAAACGAAGGTGTTCGTTTCTGGGGATTTGGTAAGAATGTATATCAAGAAATTCTAAGTATCATCAGCGATGTTGATTACGGTGATATTACTGATTTGGTAAACGGACGTGACATTGTAGTAGAATTCCGTACCGCAGAAGATTCTGGTAAGTCATTCCCAGAAACTACTATTCGTGTTAAGCCAAATGCAAGTGTTGCTATTGATGTTGCTCAAAAAGAAATCTTGGCACAACAAACTAACATCATGGATCTATTCCCTGAATTTAGTTATGACGAACTAAAGGAAGTTATGAACGCATGGTTGAATCCAGATGGTTCAATTCCATCAGAAGGAACGGTAAACACAATTGTTGATGATGATGCTCAATCTCCTGCTCCAAAAGCAGTTGCTACGAATAAGTCACCAACAGCTACCGCATCAAAATCAAATACAGAGGATGTTTCAGCTGCTTTTGATAATTTGTTCAACAGTTAAAATTAATTGTTAGTAATGGGGTGGTAGTATATATTACTGCCACCCCTATTTTAGTTATATAAATTTATGAAAAAGAAAAATCAAGTTACACAAGATACTCCTCAAAGAGATGAGTTAGTTGAATTACTCGCAAATGAATTAAATAAAGCAAACAAAGACGGTGGTAAAATTGCTTATTTTTTAGACGAACAAGAAAATCCTGCTGAAATTAGTGATTGGATTAGTACAGGTTCGTCTATTCTTGATTTGGCCATTAGTAACAGACCACATGGTGGACTACCTGTTGGTAAAATGGTTGAATTCAATGGATTGGAAGGAACTGGTAAGAGTTTGTTATCTGCACATGTTGTTGCTGATACACAAAAGAAAGGTGGAATCGCAGTTGTTATTGACACTGAAAATGCAGCTGCTCCAGAATTCTGGAAAAGTCTTGGTGTAGATCTATCAAAACTTCTATATGTTCAATGTGAAACCGTTGAAGATATTTTTGAAAAGATGGAACAAATGATTGGAATTGTACGTAAGTCAAACAAAGATCGTATTCTTACAATTATTGTTGACTCTGTTGCTGCTGCATCAACAAAAGTAGAATTGGAAAGTGATCATGGTAAAGATGGTTATGCTACTGGTAAATCAATTATTATCAGTAAAGCAATGCGTAAGATTACTACTATGATTGGTCGTCAAAAAGTACTTACTGTATTTACTAACCAATTACGTCAGAATATAAATGCTATGGCATTTGGTGATAAGTATGTAGTATCAGGTGGTAAATCACTTGCTTATCATTGCAGTGTTCGTGTTCGTTTGAACAACACAGGTAAACTCAAGAAAGGTGAAGAAGTAATTGGCAATGAATGTAAAGCAGTAGTTGTCAAAAATCGTATGGGTCCACCACAACGTCAAGCATCTTTTGATATTTACTTTGATAGTGGAATTGCAGATTATGGTTCTTGGATTAAGGTATTAAAAGAAAACAACTTGGTAAAACAAGGTGGAGCTTATTATACCTATAAAAAGGATGACGGTACTGAATGGAAGTTCCAGTCTAAGGACTTTGTATCAACAATGAAAACTGACAAGGTTTTGAATGAAGAAATTTATATGAAAATCTGTGATTCAGTCATTATGAAGTATAAAGATCCAAATAGTATCATTGTTGATGACGCAGTTATTGACACGGATGAAGATGTTGGTGTATCATCTGAGAATGAGTAATCTATCTGACAGTGAAAAAAAGAGGTTGTTTTCTTTATTTGACAACGTAAAACAAGAAGACAGAAGTGTAGGATTGAATAGGTCTTCCAATTCTGAAGTTCTAATTGTTGATTTCATGAACACTTTTATTAGAGCGTTCATGGCCTCCCCCTCCCTCAATTCCAATGGTAACCATACTGGTGGAATTGCAGGGTGTTTAAAAAGCATTGGTTATGCAGCTAAACTAATTAATCCTACAAAGATTGTAGTTGTGTCTGATGGTCAAGGGGGTTCACTGAAAAGACGGAAGATTTATCCTCAATATAAAAGTGGTAGAAAAACTAAAATTAGGCTCAATAGAGCTTATGAAGATACTGCTACTCCTGATACTGAAGATAAAAATCTAAAGAAACAGTTGTTGAGAACAGTTCAATATTTAGATAAATTGCCTGTAACAACTATGGCAATTGATCATATTGAAGCAGATGATACAATTGCATATTTGGCAACAAACTATTTTAAGAATAGTAATGTTACCATTATGAGTGCTGATAAAGATTTCTTACAATTAGCTGACGACAGAGTTAAGATATGGAGTCCAACTAAAAAGAAATTGTATGGTTGTGCCGAAATTCTGTTGGAATATGGCATTAGTTGTAAGAACTTTATCAACTATAGAGTAATGGAAGGTGATACTAGTGACAATATTGATGGCATTTATGGTGCAGGATTAAAAACTATTATCAAGTGTTATCCTATTCTTACAGAAGATAAACAGTATACGTTGCAGGAATTATATAATTATAGTGATAGTCATAAAGGTAAATTGAAGTTATATGATAGTGTATTAGAAAACAAAGACGTTATGCAACGTAATTATGATTTAATGCAGTTGCATGATACTCAAATTCAAACATTCTCGCAATTGAGAATCAATGAAATTATGGAAAAACCAATTTCTAAATTAGACAAATTTGGTTTTGGCAAATTGTTGGTGGAAGATTGTATGCAAAATAACTTTCCAAATAGTATGATATGGTTGAATGAAGTGTTTGGAAAAATTAATTCAATGGTTCTGTAAAAAATCTTGGTTTACAGAAAAAGTGTGGTATGGTTGGTATAGATAAATTATAAAAAATTATGTCAGAAAAAATTGTAGATAACCTAAAAAAATTCGGATCTGAATTCCAAATCAAATGTATTAGTGGTTTGGTGTCGGATAAAACATTTATTGAAAGAATCAGTGATATCTTGGAACCAGATAGTTTTGAGACTGATGCACATAAATTTATCGTTAAAGAAACGATTAGTTATTTTCTTCAATATAAAGATTTGCCAACCTTGGCAGTTTTTAAGGTTAAAGTAGATGGTATTGAAAATGATTTACTAAAACAGTCAGTTGTAGAACAACTTCGTTTAGTTTATCAAAAAATCAGTGATACTGATTTGAAATACATCAAAGAGCAGTTTCTTGAATTCTGTAAAAATCAGAAAATCAAGAATGCTATTATGGAAAGCGTTGATCATTTAAAGAGTGGTCAATACGATAAAATCAAACATGTAGTTGATATTGCGATGAAAGCAGGTATGGAACGTAATATTGGACATGAATACATGGTTGACATTGAACAACGTATGAGTCAAATGGCTCGTAAGACAGTTAAAACAAACTGGACTGAAATTGATACTCTAATGGATGGTGGTCTTGCTGGTGGTGAACTTGGAATTATTACTGCTTGTGCTGGTAGTGGTAAGAGTTGGGTTCTTGCTAAGATGGGTGCAGAAGCAATGAAACAAGGCAAGAATGTATTGCATTATACTTTGGAATTGAATGAAAACTATGTTGGTCTACGTTATGATGCTTGTTTTACTGGAATTGATTTCCAAAACATTCGTAACAACATTGATATTGTTAAGAAGAAGATTGCAGAAATTCCAGGTAAATTGATTATTAAGTACTTTCCAATCAAGACTGTATCTGCGCATAGTTTGAAGTTACATGCTGAACGTATTCAAACTCTTGGAACTAAGATAGATCTTATTATTGTTGACTATGCTGATATTCTTCGTCCATCACAAAGTGATCGTAATAGTAACAGTTATAGTGAAGCTGGTGGTATTTATGAAGAGTTACGTGGTGTAGCAGGTGAGTTACAAGTTCCTATTTGGAGTGCTTCACAGAGTAATCGTGCTGCTATGGATGAAGATATTATTCAAGCAAATAATATTTCTGACAGTTATCGTAAGATTATGACGGCTGACTTTGTTATTTCATTGAGTCGTAAGATGTCAGATAAACAAGCTAATACTGCACGGTTTCATGTAATTAAGAACCGATTTGGTCCAGATGGTGTAACATTCCCGGCTAGAATGAATGCAGGATGTGGAGATATCAGAATCTTCGCAGAAAATAGCCGTGAAGGTATGGGTATCTTGAATGAAATGAGTCAAGAAGAAAATGTAGTCAAGAAAATGATAAGCAACAAGTGGAATGCTCATAGTACAGAGGAAAGCGAATAACCTATATATCAAACAAAGGAGAAAAAGTTTCTATAAAATAAGATTTTTATAAAGTTTTATTTTGGTCTTTTTCTCCTTTTTTGGATAATTATTTTTTACCCATATGAATAAAGAAATTTTTATAAAGAAGCGGAACGGAAATTTGGAAAAATTTAGTGCAGATAAAATCAATAAGGTTTTACAATGGTCAACTGAAGATATCAAAAATGTTAGTTTTGAAGAAGTCGCAATGAATGCACATTTATCATTTTTTGATAAAATGTCTTCTGGTGATATTCATACAATGTTAATTGAAGCAGCATCAAACTTGATTAGTGAACAAAAACCTAATTATCAATATGTTGCATCAAGATTGTTAAACTATAGATTAAGAAAGAATGTATGGGGTGGTAAAAATCCTCCTAAACTACATGATTTAGTTCAATCTAATATTGAATCATTGGTCTATGATGGTGAAATTCTTAATTGGTATAGTAAACAAGAATTTGATAAATTGGATGAATATCTGAAACATGATCGTGATCTTAATTTCACTTATGCTGGAATTAAACAATTGTGTGATAAATACTTGGTTCAAAATAGAGCAACTAAACAAATATATGAAACACCACAGTTTGCATATATGTTGATTGCAATGACTTTCTTTAAAGATTATAAAGAAAACCGTCTTGAATATGTAAAGAGAGCTTATAACTATTTTAGTAAGCATAAGATTAATCTACCAACACCAATTATGGCAGGTGTAAGAACTCCAATGAAGAGTTATGCTTCATGTTCACTATTCACTGTAGATGATAATTTACGTAGTATTTTCAGTAATATCAGTGCAGTTGGTTTTGCTACTGCGAGTCGTTATGGTATTGGATTGAATTTATCAAGACTGCGTGCTACAAATGCTCCAATTCGTAATGGTGAAGTAATGCATACAGGCCCAATTCCATTTGCTAAAGCATTTGAAGCTACTGTAAAGAGTTGTCATCAAAACGGAATTAGGGGGGGTAGTGCCACCGTCAATTTTGCATGGTTTCATTATGACATTCTAGATATTCTTGTATTGAAGAACAATCAAGGAACTGATGATAATCGGGTTCGTAAGTTGGACTATTGTATTGGATTAGATAAACTAATCTTTGAACGTTTTTTGAAAAATCAAGACGTTACACTATTTAGTTATCACGAATGCCCTTCACTGTGGAATACATTTGGATTAGAAGGATTCAAAGAAAAATATGAAAAGGCTGAAGCTAATAAGAACATTAAGTTCAAGAAGAAAGTTCCTGCTCGTGAATTGATGGGACTACTTGCTAAAGAACGCCTTGAAACAGGTCGTATTTATACAATGTTTGTGGATCATGCAAATGAACACGGTAGTTGGTTGGATCAAGTAGATACTAGTAATCTATGTCTTGAAGTTAATCATCCATTGATTCCAATTAATGATGTTAATGATAAGGATGCTGAAATTGGCGTTTGTATCTTGGCTGCATTGAATTGGTTGGAAATCAAAGACGATGAAGAAATGGAAAGTGTTTGTGATATTATTGTTAGAATGTTGGATGCTTTGATTGAACATCAAGATTATTTCGTACCAGCCGCAGAAAACTTTGCTAAGAAACGTCGTAGTCTTGGTGTAGGTGTTAGTAACTTGGCTGCTCTATTGGCTAAAGAAGGATTGAAGTATTGGGACAAGGATGCTCCTAACTTTGTTGCCAAGTGGATGGAAAAGACAAGTTATTATTTAATCAAGGCTAGTGTTGAAATGGCAAAAGAAGTTGGTAAGTGTGAAAAGTTTGATCGTACTAAGTTTAGTCAAGGAGTATTGCCAATTGATACTTATAAACGAGATATTGATGAATTTATCACTGAACCGTTACATATGGATTGGGAAGCTCTTCGTGCAGAAATCAAGAAGTATGGTATGAGACACAGTACACTTACTGCTTGTATGCCAGTAGAATCTAGTTCAGTAATTCAAAGTAGTACCAATGGTATTGAACCACCTCGTAGTGCTATTAGTTTCAAGGGAAGCAAGAGCAATATTTTGCCGGTGGTAATTCCTAATATTGATAAGTATAAGGATAATTATACATTTGCTTTTGATATGCCAAATAATGAAGGTTATTTGAAGGTTGCTGCTGCTATTCAAAAATTTACAGATATGAGTATTAGTACAAATACTTATTATATACCATCTCGTTATGAAAAGAATAAAGTTCCTGTTCAAGAAGTGATTAAGGATATGTTATTGGCTTACAAGTATGGTTTAAAGAATTTGTATTATGCTAATACTGATGATGGTGATAAACAAACTGTTATGAATGAAACCGAAATAAAACAACCAATAGTACAAGAATCCGGTTGTGAAAGCGGTGCTTGTGCTTTATAATAGGAGAACAAAATGAAAACAGTATTAAATAAGAAAAATATAGATCAGTTGAGAAATCCAATGTTTTTGGGGGAAGATTTATCATTACAACGATATGATTTAATCAAGTATCCTAAATTCTATGATTTGTACGATCAACAATTGAATTTCTTTTGGCGACCACAAGAAGTTTCTCTTGTTAAAGATATTAGTGATTATAAGAATCTTTCACCAGAAGAACGATTTGTTTTTGATAGTAATCTTAAGTTTCAAACTATGACTGATAGTATGTTGAGTCGTAGTATTCATGAATTAACAAAACGTTGTACAAATAGTGAATTGGAAATTTGTATGAATGCGTGGAGTTTTTTTGAAACCATTCATAGTAACAGTTACACATACATTTTAAACAATGTTTATCCAGATGCAACCAAGTTTTTTGATAGTATTTTGGATGATGAAGAAATTGTTAAAAGAGCTACTGCAATTAGCAAGAAGTATGATGAACTATTAACGCCGTCAGATGATGTTAAACAACAATTGTTTGATGCTGTATTGGCTACTCAGATTACAGAAGGGTTGATATTCTATGTATCATTTGCTTGTAGTTTTTACTTTGGATATCGTGGAAAGATGGAGGGTAATAGTAAGATTATTAAGTTTATTAGCCGTGATGAAAATTTACATGTGGCTATTACACAGAATATTATGAAGAACTGGATTAATAATCCAGATGAAGGATTCCAAGATATCGTTAAAAAGAATGAAGACAAGGTATATGCGGCTTATGAAATGGCAGTTAATGCTGAAAAAGAATGGGCGGATTATCTATTCAGCAAGGGTAGTTTGATTGGATTAACTGCTGAAAGTCTAAAAAATTATGTTGAATGGTTGGCTAACAATAGATTAACAAGCATTGGATATAAGAAACTGTATCCGCATGTAAAATCAAATTCTTTATCTGGCTGGTTGGATAGTTACTATGACAGTAAAAAACTACAAGTAGCTCCTCAAGAAACTGAGTTGAGTAGTTATGTTAAGGGTATAGATAATACCATCAGTGAAAACGCTTTTGACGATTTTAAATTATAATAAATTATTTTGAATAATGTCCATAAGTTATATATTTATTCTATATAATTTATGGACCAAAATATTGTATTATCTTTAATTGGAATTGTACCTGCTGTAATCGCATCAATCGTAACTTATGGTATTTCTGCAAAGAAAACCAAAGTGGATGTGATTAAAATGATAAATGATTCCAGTGCTAAATTAAGAGTGGAAGTTAAGTTAGAATTGGAAGAATGTAGGAAAGATAGAGAAGCTATAAGAAGTGAATTGAGTATATATAAGAAAGAAAACGAGTCTATAAAGAAGGAATTGGAAGAACAGAAGAAAGAAAATTCACAATTAAAGAGTGATTTAAATGAATTTGAAATTAAGTTGGATGCAGCGAATGATTTAATTTCAAAGTTAGTTGACAGTAAAGTTTCAAAAAAGAAGTTGACAAAGTAAGACAGTCTGGTAAATTTGTTAGATGTCGTTAAAATCAATTTTAGGTATTTTATTCACGGTTCTATTTCTAATGGGACCGTGTTTTCAATTAGGGAAGTTGATTTCATCCAAAGACAGTAAAGGGTTAAGCGCACCTGCATATTGGTTAAACAATATGGGACAATTATGTGTATTAATATATGCACAATTAAGTCAATCTGGATTGTGGGTTTATATCAATAGTATTGGTTCTATTGCATTAAATTTTACAATTATAATTTTTATTTGGTTATATGATAGAAGAAAAGTATTGTGATACATCTTTAATATTCTTAAAGTCAATAAATAAGAATATTGCAAAGAATCTTATTGTAAAGAACCATTATACGCATAAATGGACACTTTGTACTGTTGCGTATGGTGTTTACTATAAAGAATATGTTGAGAGTACATTCTTTGGTGGATTCAACGCAAAATTAATTGGTGTATTAGTATATGGAAACAGTGTTGGTAGGAATGCAGGTAATAGTATCACTCCACTACTTACTAATGATAATGTGTTAGAATTAACACGGTTGTGGATAGAAGATGGATATGGTAAGAATATTGAAAGTTATTGTATTGCGGATAGTTTCCGTCAAATAAACAAAGATTATCCTATAATCAAGTGTATTTTAAGTTATGCTGATAGTGAAGTGGGACATACAGGTAAGATTTATCAAGCTACTGGATTTATATATCAAGGAGATAACTATATAGATGTCGCATTAATGCCTAATTACAGTATAAGTTTAGTAGGACCACCTGATTATAGTTGGATACATAGTAGAACTGTATTTTCTAAATGGAAAACTCACAATGTGGACAAGTTAAAACAACGAATTTGTAGGACATTTTGGCGTAAAAAGGAAAGTGGTAAACATAGATATGTCAAATTTATATCCAATAAGATAGAAAATAAGAAATTGGCTAAGTCTCTTAAGCACCCCTCCCACCCCTATCCTATTGTCGGTGGATATAAAGAAAATATACAAGAAATAAAAGTTGAAAATACCGACGAACAATCTTTTTTTTAATGATATTTATATAGAAATATGAATATTAGTGAATTTAAGAAATTGATCAAGGAATGTATTCTTGAAGTTAAAGTGAAACGATCTGTAAAGAATCTAATTAAAGAATCATTGAAAGATGTAAAAGTTGAAAAAGGTGAATCTCTTCATTATAAGATGGAAGAATTATCCAATGATGTTAAAAAGCTATATAAAGATGCAGAAGTAGTATTGGATGATGGTGGATACTACAATGTATGTTCATGTAACCCACACCATTTTAAAATTTATCCAATGACAGATGACAATTTTACCGTAACATATATGAAAGATAATACTGATAGAATCAAAAAATTTAATTTAACATTTTCTGCATTAAAAGAATTTATTACAGAAACACTCAAAACAACAGTTGGTAACTATGTTCAAAAAGCATTCTATAAGAATGTTGAAAATAATAAGGACAAAGAATCTAAAAAAGAAGAAGGTCCAGAACAAACCAAGAAAAAGATTGAAGTTAAAGATGAAGTTGAAAAGAAAGAAGATCAACCTGATCAACCAATGAAAACTGTTGAAAAGTTCAAAAAGTTATCTGAATTTCCTGTAAAAGGTGAAAAAGCTTCTTATAAGTATCCAAAACAAACTGATAAGAAATTGACTGTCAAACCAAAGACATTCAAGGGTAAATCAAACAAAAAGAAATAATATGAAAAACAATATCGCATTGGGTTTGGCTGCATTAGTAGCACTTACCAATGTAAAAGTAAATGCAGGTGACAGAGAGTGGGCCACAGTTGGTAAAGTTCTTACTGGTGTAGCTGCTCTTCATGTAGTTGAAAGGATTATATGTCCTCCTCAACCACAAGTAGTATATGTACATCAACCAGTCGTAGTTCAATCTGCTCCTGTTGTACAATATGTTCCATCCCCACAAGTTGTTTATGTACAATCTCCACAGGTTGTTTATGTTCCACAACCTATTTATTATCATCAACCAGCTCCAGTGGTAGTTGTTCACGGACACTATCATGGTCATTGGCACAGACGTTAAAATCAAAAAATCAAGTTTAAACAAGAAACTGCTAGGTCAAACTAGCAGTTTTTTTATTTTTTGGTTGACGGCTTGAAAAATCTGTGGTAAAGTGTTCTCTGTAATATGAAGAATAAATCGTCTCTGAATCTTGTAACTGTTGACGCAACTCAAGTGAAGTCCTTCATTAAGGACTGTGACAAGTTGAAACCATCATCACTGGTGATGGATTCAATTAAATGGAAGTATCTTGTACGCAGTGTAATGCGTGGTAAGAATATTCTTATTGTTGGACCAACCGGCTGTGGTAAAACACTTGCCGCTCAGACTGTAGCTAAGGCTCTGGAACGTCCATACTTTTATTTCAATCTTGGAGCTACTCAAGATGCTCGTAGTGCTCTTATTGGCAATACACATTATGATAAGAACACTGGTACTTACTTCAATGAATCCGCATTCGTAAAGGCTATTAAGACTCCAAATGCTGTAATTTTGATGGATGAAGTTAGCCGTGCGCATCATGATGCTTGGAATGTGTTGATGACTGTTCTTGATGATCTTCAACGGTATTTACGGTTGGATGAAAAGAAGGACAGTGAAGTTGTGAAAGTGGCTGAAGGTGTATGTTTGATTGGTACGGCTAACATTGGTAATGAATATACTTCTACCCGTGTTATGGATCGTGCTTTGATGAGCCGTTTTCCTGTCAAGTTGGAAATGAGTCCACTGTCTAAGGATGTTGAGTTTAATTATCTAAAGGATCGTTTCAATATTTCTGAAATTGAACATCTTTATATTTTGAATTCAATTGTTGAAATTGCGGTTCATACCCGTGATCAGATTAAGAGTGAGGACAGTAAATTGAGTAATTTTATTCCTACTCGTTCAACCGTTGAAATTTCAGAATTAATCTTGGATGGATTTAATTTGCTTGAAATTGCTGAGACTGCCATTTATCCTAATTTCACGGTTGAAGGTGGTATGGACAGTGAACGGACTTATGTGAAACAGTTGGTTCAAAAGTATATCAAGGTAGAATCCAAGAGTAATCTGTTTTCAGATCCGCTTACTAAGTCTGAACAACCTCCGTTTTAATAAATAAACAAAAAATTGCCTGTCAAAATATATGACTACTTATAGTGATTATTGGTTGGATGATGATTATCAAGATGATATTGATGATAGTTCATCTGTTAACTTCAATTTGATTAAACTGGCGGTATCCCGTCGTGCTGTAAGTAACTTCGTCAATATTTTGACAGGCAAATCTGTTCCTGTTTATTTTACTGATGACGGTGACAATAACTGTACGGATGGTAAGACTGTTTATTTGTCTGCTGATATCTTGGACAAGGCAGATTTTGATCCTGCTGTAGGACTGGCTCTACATGAAGGTAGTCATGTTGTACTATCTGATTTTGATTTGGTTAAGAGTATTTGGACAAAAGTTCCAAGTGATATTTATTCATTAGCACAACCACTTCAAATCTCTAAAGATGATGTAGCTTCTTTGGTTAAGAATTGTCTTAACTATGTAGAAGACCGTTATATTGACTGGTATGTATATAATAATGCTCCGGGATATCGTGGTTATTATCAAGCATTATATGAAAAGTATTTTGATAGTGCAAAGATTGGTCTAATGTTGAAGAGTAATCTTTATCGTGTTCCATCTATTGAAAGTTATGAAACTCGTATTATTAACTTTACAAATGAAAACACTGATTTGGAATCATTGCCGGGTCTCCGTGAAATTGCTAAGATTATCAATCTTTCTGATATTCAACGGTTAACTACACCAAAGGATCGTTTGTATGTTGCGATGGAAGTTGCAAAGATTATTCTAACCAATATCACTGAGTACAAACAAAAAGGTAAATCTACTGAACCAGGTGATGAATCTGGCGGAGATTCTTTGGGAGGAGAAAAAATAGAGTCTCCTGTTGGCGATAATACCAAGGGTGATGTAAAGAATGATATTGGAAAAGATCCATCTGTATCTGATAATAAAAATAAACAAATTAAGAAAGCGATTCAAAAACAGAAGGATTTTTTGAGTGGTAATATTAAGAAAAAGAAAGTATCTAAGAAAGATAAAAAGATTCTTGACGCTATTGAACAGAGTGGAATGACTTTGGTTAAGAGTGGGACTGACTATATTAAGTCAGATGGTTATTATAGTGTAGATACGATTCTTGTTACCAAATTAAAAAAAGAGTTAATTGCTACAGATGTATTTCCTTTAAAGTATGTTGAATACAATCATTTTAATGGATCTTATAGTAGTAAATCTGTAATTAATCCTAATGTATTAAAAGCAGTAAATGCAGGATTAGTAATGGGTGCAGCTCTTGGCCGTAAGCTACAGATTCGTAGTGAAGTAAATACCACCAAGTATATGCGCAAACCTGTAGGTAAGATTGACCGTAGGATTTTATCAGAACTGTCTTTTGATAATGAAAATGTGTTTCATATCATGGATGTTTCTAAATATAAAAAATCTTATATTCATATCACTGTAGATGCTAGTTCAAGCATGAGAGGAGACAAATGGGAAAAGACTATGACAAGTGTAGTCGCTATTTGTAAGGCTGCTTCTATGATTGATAATTTACGGGTAACTGTATCTTTTAGAACCACTTTTAGTACAAGTCGTTCACATAATGGATCAAATCCGTATGTTGTGATTGGATATGATTCATCAGTAGATAAAATCGGTAAGATTAAATCATTGTTTCCATATTTGTATCCAAATGGAGCTACACCTGAAGGACTGTCATTTGAAGCAATTATGAAACATTTACCAAAGACTTCTATTGATACTGACTATTATTTTCTTAATTTCAGTGATGGTGAGCCTGCTATGAATTATACAACCAATAATGGTGTCGCTGTAAATTATAGTCAAGAGTCTGCTGCTCTACATACCAAGAAACAGGTAGCTAAGATTGCTCATGAAGGATATGCTATATTGAGTTATTTTATTAAGAGTGAAGGAATAAATAATCCAAAATCAATTGATTTGTTCAAGAAAATGTATGGAAAGAGTGCATCATTCATCAATCCAAGCAATCTTTTGCAAGTTGCCAAGACAATGAATCGGATGTTTCTTGAAAAAAGTCATTGACATCAAACAAGATATAATATAAAGTATTTATAAGGTTGAAGTTCAACCGCTAAACATAAACAAAAAATATAAAATATGAGTAATACTAAGAAGACAGACCGCAAGAATAAGACAAACCTAACTGTAACCTGGCCATCAAACGACACCTATTTTGGTGTAAGTGATTTGACTGCTCTCAATAGTGATTTTATTTCAATCACGTTGCGAGTTCGTTTGAAGAATGCGCTTGATGACGGTAGTGTTTCGCAAATCGGAACAGTACATGGTGGTAAGGGTCGTCCAAAGCTTGCTTTCGTGATGAATCCCGTAACTGAAGCAGCTATTAATGCTGCTCGTACCGCTGGTGTTATGCTTAGTGATAAGTTTAATACTGTCAATGTTCTGGATGTTAAGGCTAAATCTGACACAACTGAACATGTTGAAACTGCAACTAAAACCAATAAGGCAGTTGCTTAATCTGTAGAATACATAAAAATGCCGTGTGGGTACATTATGTATTCATACGGCATTATTTTTTGCCTATATAAGGTTTTATTGGTTTTAATTTTATTAATTGTTTTAGTGTATAATAATAAATAGTTATATCTTTGGGGAGCAATTTATTAATATCCACTTGAATCTTTACTTTGCTTCCATATGATATTGGTTGATCCATTAAACTATCATATAGAGCGATTGTTGTTGTATCTACCTCAATGTAGTGGTAAACTTTTTGAGTTGAATCTGGTTTTTTAAATGTCATACTGAATATAAATATGGGAAACGAATTTTTTGATGCTGGAGAGTTTGAATTTGATTTGGAGAAATCTAAGTTTATTAAGAACATTGATTATCTAAAGAGTATGTCTGCTGAAGAACAGACATTTTATAAGAAGTGGGTTGAAGTACAATCGTATAAAGATTATTTGAATAAATCTGGCGTAGTTAAAGCTAAGATTTGGAATCCTACAGATATTAATAATGTAGAATTGACGGTTAAAGAACTGGAAAGTTTAAATCCAACTATTGTTCATGTTACACCTGGTAGTGCATATGAACAAGACTGGTTGATGTTACGATTGTTTTGTCATACAATGGAATATGCACAAACGCCAGGTAGATTTGTTAAGTTATTGATTACAGATGGTAATGTGGATAATCCACGATATTTGGGTGCGGTAAGTATTTCTAGTGATGTTATTTTAATTACAGTCAGAGACAATTATATTGGATGGACAGCTGATAATAAATTAAAAGATAAAAGACTAGTTCATAGTGCTATTGGTAGTTGTATTATGAGTACCCAACCATTTGGTTATAATTTCTTGGGTGGTAAGTTAGTAGCTGCTTTAATTACTACTTCTAAAACTAGAGAAATTTGGAAGAAACTATACGGAGAAGAATTGGTTGGCATGACTACAACCAGTTTGTATGGTAGTTACAGTATGTATAACAGCCTTAAATGGTGGCACAAATGTGGATCAAGTACTGGTAAGATGATGATTAAACCAGATGATAGTGTATATGAAATATGGCATCAATGGATAAAAGACAATAGAGCGGATCAATATAATAAAGCAATGACGCAAAAAGAAGGTGTAAGTGGACCTGTAACTGGTGCAAAGAACCGAGTTATTAGTATGATATTCCAGACATTAAAAATTAAAGCTAGTGATTATACACATGGATATGAACGTGGTGTATATTATAGTTCTTTTTATGAAAACACCAAAGAATTCTTACAAAACAAGATTAGTGAAAAAGATTTAAAATTGAAAGAATTGTTTAAAAAGGATACCCAAGGTGTTTTTGACTGGTGGAAACCAAAAGCTATAGAAAGATATAAAAAACTTCATAGTGAAGGTAATATCAAGTCTGATATCCTATTTTATAATAAAATGATAGGAATGACTTATGATGAAGCTAAATTAAAGTTTTTTGATGAAGTTGGTCGATAGTTATATATTTATATAACAAATGATAGTAAATTTCATCAAAGATAATAGATTTCCTAAGTTTATCAATCAATTAACATCTAATTCATTGAATCAAACTGATAGTACCTATGTGGATACTAGTCCCAATGGAATTTTTGATGGTGATATTGGTACGGTTCTAATTAAAGATGGTATAGATATATTGTATAAAACAAATACTGATACTGAATTCACTAATCTATCTAGTTATTTTCAAACTATAGTTGATGCTAAAAGTGGATTACTTACGGGTGGTATTAATAAAAAAGCTACTTGGATTAAAAATAGTTCTTCTACAGAAAAGACTTGGAAATTTTTGGGATACACTTGTCCATTTGACAGTACTTGTGCTCCATGTCCGATTCCATATGTTGACTATTAAGTTCTTGACATTTTTATAATTTTGTGGTAGTGTATAAACAATGAAAAAATCATTGTGTTGCATTTCTCTTCAACTTCAAGAAAAAGGTTTCAAGTCAAATACCATGACCAAGACTAGGTTCTTGACATTGGAACGAAAAAGTGCTTTATCTACCATTTCCCAACGAACATTAAACAATGTGCATGTTGCGGTGAATACATTTGCATTTTGTGCAAGTAAAGGTTGGAATTATCGTATCAGCAGTGATTTGTTTCCATTGGCTACTTTACCCGAAGCAAATCTATCATTTGATATTCTTCCTGACAAAGACCGTATTTATGCTGAATTCAAGCGTGGTACAGAAATCATTAAAAAGAATAATTTACGGTGTAGTACACATCCTGATCAATTTGTTGTACCTGCAAGTGCTACCAAGTCTGTTGTAGAAAAGTCTATTGTTGAACTAAAAAATCATGCTGGTATCATGGATTTGTTTGGTTTACCCCAATCATACGATTCGCCAATTAATATTCATATGAATTGTTATAAAGGTGGTACTAAAGAAATTGCTAAACGGTTTGTTGATGTATACAATGATTTACCTGTTAATGTAAAGTCTCGTTTGGTACTTGAGAATGAAGACAAACCTAACAGTTGGAAAGTAGAAGAGTTGTATGATTTGGTTTATTCAAACACTGGCATTCCTATCACGTATGACAATCTTCATTTTCGTTGTAACCCAGGCAAATTATCTGCTAAAGAAGCGGTAAAGTTGTCTATGTCAACATGGGGTTCGCATCGACCATTGTTTCATTTTAGCGACAACGATCTTACCAACAAGAATCCACGTGCGCACGGTGATTATGTTCGCAGTATTCCTGAAGAATATGTTGACATGGATGGTGTTGACTTTGACTTTGAATTCAAGGCTAAGGATTATGCGATTGAACGGTTTGAAAAAGAATTTGAAAAATAATTAAAAAGTTGTTGACGGTTTGAGAAATGTGTGGTAAAGTAATTTCAAGTTGGTGATAAACTAACGAAACAAAAAAAATAAACAAAAAATAAATATAAATATGATTATTCGTAAAAACAACAAGATGCAGACTAACTTCGTATACAATAGTTCTGCTAGTATGGAAACATTCATCTCTTATCCATTTGCTGGAACCAAGCGAGCTGGTACTCGTTTGACTCTTCGCAGTGGTAAGACTCGTATTGATTTGAATGGCCGTCAGGTTAAGGCACTACGCAAGGTTCTTGCTACTGCTTCCCGAGTTAAGTAATCTTTGGTTTTGATATGGGAAAAACATTTAGAAGCGACAATGACTTTAGAAAAAAATATTCTAAGGTTAAGAAAAATAAAAAATTGTCAAATGTAAATAAACCATATTTAAATAAAGGAGGAAAGGTAAGAAATTACCAAGATGAAGTAGATAATGAATATTAAATCAATAGTTGTATTAATAATTAACATAGTATTATTTCCATTATCTATTATTTTTCCGAATGTAACGCCATTCGCAGTAATGTGGTTGGCGTTATATTCTTTTTATTTGTCATCTAAATTGGAAGAGTATAAAAATGTTACTCTGACTGTATTGGATGGTGATAAGAAAAAAATAGAAAAGGATTTAAATACATTGTTTTCTAACCAAAAGACTGTATTATCGGTTATTAACGCTCTAAGAGCAAGAATCAATAATCAACATGGGAAGACCCAAAAAACAAAAAACCCCTCTCTCAAAGAACGATTCAAATCAATTGAACGAAGAGACGCAGATATTAACGAAGACTAAATCTTTATTTGATCACATCAATCAAATTAGGGAAGTTAAGAATCCTAAGTACTTTGATACACTTACCGCATCAGATATTAAATTGTTCAATAAGTATACATTATTGATGGGGTTAGGTATGGATCAAATCATCATTGACGAAATTGCATTTGTATCCAAGTACTTTGATATCTTACCGGAGAAACAACTTTATAAAGTATTGTGTGATTTTGTACCACATGGCAGACGATTTTGTAAATGGATTAAACCAAATAAGGTAAAGTTCAATAAGGAATTGGTGCAATTAGTTGCAAATAAATTTGAAGTTAGCAAAGATGATGCTTATAGTTATTGTGTACTGTTTTTCAGAACGGAAAGTGGTATTAATAATCTGATTGATATATGTAAACAATATGGTAAATCGGAAAAAGAAATAGAAGGATTAATGGAAAATGAATAAACTTTATATAGGTGTATCTGGATTTGCTAGAAGTGGTAAGAATTTGTTTTGTGATATTGCGCAGAAGGTATTAAAAGAAAAATATAATTTAACATCCAAGACATATGCTCTTGCGTATTTTTTGAAAAAAGACTGTGAACCATTTATTCAAGAAAAGTTAGGTTTAAGTGCTTTTAGTGAAAAGACTGAAGACAAGAATGCGTTTAGAGATATGTTGGTGTGGTATGGTGGTGTAAAACGAAAACAGTCACA